TTCATCATCTGGCGGAACAAAAGATATTTTTTTCGGTTCAGCTTTACGCTTTATTTCGTATCCGAATATTTCTGCCATGTTTCACCTTTAAAATAGGGAGGAGATTATACCCCTCCCTATATTTATTACATTAACTAGTAGTACCAGATTCCCAATACTGTACTTGAAACTCAACCGTAAATTCTTCAATCTGATTTTCACTATCGTATGAAAGATCGATTGCAGAAATATTGGTTGGGAAGGTACCGCGGAAATCATAACGCTTGACTGATTCACCGGCTTTATTAAGCTGTTCAACAATCATATCGGCTTGATAATCAACTGGATTAACAAGACCGGTATTTGCATTATGTTGGTTGATACCATTACTCCATCGCTCCATAGCATCTCGTACTGCGAAGTCTGTATCGTTTATAATTGTAACTGTCCATGGCTCAAATGTTCTATCACCTGCAATCTGCAATTGTCTTCCACGGAATGGAACTACAATTGGATTAATTACAGATGCTGGAAGTTGAGCTGCCTTACACATGAATGATGATAATTCGACATCACCCGCTGCATATGATGGAAAGTTCATTGTGACCTTAAACAGGTTGTTACGAGCACCGCCGCCAACCAGTTTGGATTTAAAATCATCTACGCCTAAAATTGCCATTGTCTATCTCCTTATGTTCCAGCTATCTCACTGAAATCTACGCCTGTTCGTGTGGCAATAAAATTCAGAGTGATAAAGTTGATTGACCTAGCAGGCTGAATGAAGATGTCAGCTACAAACTTATTGGTATCAATGATGTTACTAGTATTATTAGTTTCATCACATATTACCTTAAAGTCTGTGATACCTCTTCGACCCTGAACCTCTCTTAAGAAAGGCTCAACCAAGTTTCTAAATTGTGCTCTTGTAAATTCATCGTTGAATTCAAAGAGTTGAAACTTAGAAGCTGTAGAGATTGCTTTTTCAAGAACAATGAAGAGTCGTCTTACATTGATTCTATCAAAGGCTGAAGGTCTTGATAGGAGTGTTTTATCTCCGAAAAGAACCATACCTTCGCCTGGGAAAGCAACAATAGGATTGACTCTTGCTTTATAAAGAGTATCTCTTTCTGCTTGCTTTGGATTAAAATTGACTCGAGTAGCGCCTAGGAATTGACCTCTGTTGAAGCCTGCAGGTGAGAACCATGCATCTGCAACGTTGTCTGTATTCGCTAGAAGACCGGCCATATGTCCACTTGAAGGAATATCAATAAATGCATCATTGTATTTGTCATAAACTTTTACAGATGATGAAGTAAGAATTCCGTATGAACTTGAGGTTAGGTAGTCAGCAAATGCTTTTGCAAGAGCTGGTCTTGTTGTAGCTGCTGTTCCTCCGCCAACGAGTGTTACTGAAGAATGTGCACTTGGATTTGTTGAATAACCTACAGGTGGTGATATGCAACATACTGCATCTTTTCTTGCTTCACAAATTGCAATCAAATCGTTTGCAATTGCTACACAATCAGCACCTGAACCACCGAGAGCTTCATCGAGTGGAGGTGCAATCAAGATGTTAACATCAAAAGTTGATGCATCTTGAACTGAGTCAAATGCTATTTGGATTTCACCAGCTGTTGGTGCATCATCATCGGTTCCTCCTGATAAGCTAGTTGCTATTGCAGTTCCGCCATCTCCATCAAACACTTTGTTTGAAGCTTGTGCTGATAGTGAGATACCTGCATCAGTTAGACCTGTGTCATGATCCATCCAATAGATGTATTCTGATCCGCCGTTAACCACATCCTTATAAAAATTAGATGTGCCGTCTGCATTCTTGGCGTCTGCTGCCATAGATACGAATGCAAAAGTTTCTAGGACTGATCCAGCTGTTCCTGTCCATGCGCCATCTTCGTCTAAGACAATGATGTGCAATTCGTCAAGAGCACCTGTTACGCCTAGTGCAGTTGCAGTTGCTGATGTGCCTGGTGCAGCATCAAACTGTCCTGCTTGATTCCAACTGGCAAAACCAGTTGATGAACACACTTCAACTCTTAGAGAGTTACCCAGTGTTCCGGGAAACTTAGCTGCCCATGGGCCAACGCTGCCTTGTCCTGCTGAAAAGCTATTAGTATAGGTTTGACTATTTCCTATAAGTACGGCAGATCCACTTGCAACGGCATTAAGCGCGTCTGTGGAAGCCCTAATAACTCTCAGATCATTACCGTACTGAAGAAACGCTGCAGCGGTAAAGTAGAATTTGTTATTGACAGAGTTGGGAACACCAAAAGTTTCAGCCAAGTCATTTTCTGAGGTGACCTGAGTCGGAATCCCCATAGGACCCCACGAGAATGCACCCGCGAAAGCTCCAATGGAAGAAGAGACTGCAGGAACAACGTTAGTGAGATCAACCTCACGTACGCGTACACCTGGAGATACTTGGAAAGACATTTTTATTCCCCTTCTAAATTAACATTAAATGATTATCATAATACGGTAATGTTCACAATATTATTTATAAATAATTAAAACCTAGTATAATCCGGTCTTTGATACAGTTTTCCATAACTCACCTTGAATAACCTCTTCTTCTTCAACTTTATTGTCTGGCATGAATCCAACTGGTGTAAGTTCTTCTTCTAGCGCTTTCATATGTTCACTGAACATCATATCTTTTACATTAATATCTGTCATTTCCGCAAAGTAAAATGTGGTTGCAAACCAACCAAATAATACTAAATTCATAACTAAATCATCATGGTTGGTGGCTTCAGCTTCATAACTTGTACCTTTTGCCACAAATGTAGATAACTCCATGATGGTGTCTGCATCTACAATATCTAATTTAAAGTTTTCTATAAAGTCTTTTAAATTAGAACATCCTATTCTTTTAACTTTCTTTGTCATTAAGACACCTACAGCATTTGATTTTACTGCAGATTCTACATAAACGTTTTCATATTCTAAATCATAATATAAACCATTACAAACTACCGCGCCTGAGTCATTGTTCTCAATAACCACATAAGCATCATTGTAGGTTTTCGCATATTTATAGATAATATCAGGGAAGAGCAATGGAGAGATATTATTATCGCGATAAACAGCGACCTGTTTAAACGGGCGTGCGCTAATATCGATCACATTAAATGTAGAATAATCCAGACCTCTTCCCTTCGCGCTATCAACAAAAATCATGTATTTTGCACCAGCAGCAGGCTTCTGATAAACTGCTACAGATTCTTGTCGGTAGATTGGCGGTTGAGCTTTGAGTTGTAGAAGTATATTCCCTGAAATAAGAGTGTTTCCAGTTCCGTGAAAGTTATTACCGAACTCTTGGTCAAATTGTAATTCTGACGTATTTGCAATTGTTTGTTCTTTCCACTCTTCATCACGGCCAGGTACATCCCACCAATCAATCCTAAAAGGTTGATAGTCATTAGTCTTTTGTACAGCACCTTCCCATAGTTTATGAAATACATTTCCAACTCCATTAGCTGTTGAAGTAATAATTACTTTAGTATCTTCACCTGAAGATACCACAGGATATGTTGATGTGTAAAACTTTGCAGCATCTTCTACAAAAGCAAACTCATCCAAAAATAATAAGTTAACTGACATACCTCGGATAGATGATCCTGAAGTTGCAGCAGCAACAATTCTACTATTGTTACTAAATTCTAAATTACCTTTATTAACAATCTTACATCCTGGCTGTAAAAAGAAAGGTAAGTTTTCAAGAGCAATTTGTATTCTTGCCAACATCTCTCTTGCAGTAGCACCTTTATTTGCTAGTATCGCTACTGTTTTTTCAGGATTAAATATTGCATACCATAAGATATAAACGACCGAACTAATTGATTTACCTGATTGGCGACAGGCCAATACAATGCTAAATCGATTTGAGTTAAATGTCTTAAACATCTTTTCCTGATAATCATAAAGATCAAAAGATATAAGACCTTCATCAAGTGAAATAATTTTTATGTATTTTTTAGCAAAATACACAGGATCTTTCATGCATTTTGCATATTCAAATACTTCGTCTTGGTTCCATTGTTGTTCTACGCCATCCCTTTTAATTTGAGGATTGCCAAGGTAACCAAACTCACTATTCTTTAGGGACGTGCTCAACGGTTTTCTCTTTCTTCTTCGCCTTGTCTATCAACATTCGTTGAAGATCGGTTGTGGATCCTACGAATACATTATTTTGTGTCATATTATTTGGAAGAGATAGTTTATCATGATCAATCTCTTTTTTATCCTTTTGAAGTTTCATCAGCTTTTCAACCACGTCAGCGTTTTGTCTGATGGAATTTGAAAGAACTTCAAAAGCTCTTGGGTGCTCGCTTTCACGAGCAAGATCTAATAGAAGGTCAATACCTTCTTGTCCTTTTTCTGCCAGATTGTAATACATACTTCTGGTAAAATCGTAATCGTCCTGTACTTCTTTTTTATCGGTCATAGTGGTAAATCCGTTACGGTTGCAATAGTTCCTACGGCACTTGAACTTGCACCTGTTATTGTTTCTCCTACCACAAAGTTTGCATCTAGGCCTCCTAGTTTCAACGTTGATCCTGATGCAGTTAGATTTGATTGTTGTACCATTGTTGCAGTTGCTCCTGATACAGAACCAGTAACACTTTCGTTTGCTTGGTACGTAGCAGTAGAACCTGTTGTGATTGTGACTCGTTGAAAGTCTGGTACAGTTGGAAAACTAAATGTATTTGTTACTGTAAAATCGTCTCCTGGTTGAGCGTTAGTCGGATTAGTTGTAGTAGTTATCTTCTCCATTATCGCATTAGTGCTAAACTGATTGACATCAGTAATGACTGTTCTAATAAATCCAGATGCTGATTTTGGTCCATAAAATCTTACCCTTGTTTCGAAGTCTAGTGTGTAAATGATTGCTCTTCTCGATAAAAAATCTCCTTCATAGTCATCGTTGAGAGCTATTGAAGTTAAAGTTATCGGTGTATCAGCTTTAAATACACCATTGGCTTCTTTCACCGTGACTGTATATTCAGGTTGAAAGAAAGGCAATATCTGCTCAAGTATCTGCAAAGCATCGTCTTGTTGCTTTGTTATGATATTGAGTTGAAAACCAATACGGTAGGGGACTGGACCGAGATACTTATCTCTTTTATTTGTTACCGTAGAGTTAACGACTTGGTTTGTATTCTTAGATAATTTTGTATTTGTGTCATACTGCAAGTTTGTAATTTCAAATGACATTCGCGGAAGTTTTATAGCAACGTTAGGACTATTAAGATCAGGTCTTGATTCAATCCTCGCCAAAAACTTTTGTCTTGGTCCATATGCCAAAGGTACTCTTGCAGAAGATAAAACTTTGTTACTGCCGTCTCTCTTGACAACACTAATATTATTAAATATAGTTCCAAACACTGCAACCATATTTCTTATTGAGTTATGATAGAAAGGATCTCCAAACATTAGAAAGTCTCACTTGGATCGCCGAAAGGATTAGTTTCGGTAAAGTCTATTATTGAATCGCCTTCAACTTCAAATTCTCTGTTGTCGGCAATAGCATCTTCTGGATTGAGTATGCCAGTTTGTGTCGTTGACAATCCGTATGCTGTGTTGATTGTCCACTGTACTCCACTTTCATCAGCTGATTCTAAGTTTCCACCAACAGTGAATTCTCTTACTGTTGCATCAGTGCTTCCGACTTGAACAATGTGAACTGTTGAAGATGTGGCACCTCTTTCCCATCTTGCAATCTCGCCTGTAACTCTTATAGGATTGCCGCTTCCGTCTGTACCAAATTGTTTATATACCTTTTCGCCTACAACACCATTTCTACTTCCAAATGAAACATCCAATGCAATTGATGATGCATAGCTTGCTTCAAAATCGTCAATCTCTTTAATACCTGTATCAATTTTTTCGTTGCTGTACTCAAACTTCTCACATTCAAGTTTATATACAGGAAGATTACTTAACTGATAGAATGGTTGTTCATGCTCAACAAACTTAATTTCAAACATAGATCTTGAAAGAGGCAAGAATATTAAGTCGCCTTCAACAGGCCGTACAGTATTAATATTATTATTGAATATTCCGA